CTATGAACTCGCCTGTGGCAGCAAGCAGCGCACCCCAAGCCTTACCTGACCACTCTATGAGTAAGGATGCAAGACTAAATAGTGCTCCTATTATCTTACCTGGAAGCTGCTGTACAAACTCAAGTAGTCCACCCTTACCTTCAACAGTATCCCTTGCTGTACCTGTAATTCTCTGCCAGATACCTTTGAAGAGATCAACTATGTCATTCCAGGCTTTAGAGATGTTACTTTTGATTCTTTCCCAAACACTCTTAAGCATGTTGAGAATAACTTCCCAAACATCTGAGGCAACCTGTTTGATTTTATCCCAAGCAATCTTCCACAGGAGCTTGAGCCATTCTAACCAGGCATCAAAGAGAGCGACTATAGCATCCCATGCAGCTAATGCAATATCTTGGACAGCTGTCCATACAGCACTCCAGTTACCCTCAAACAAAGCAGTAAAGAAATCAAGGATACCTATGATAGCGTCCATAGCAGCAAGCCAAGCCTGTTTAAGGAATCCCCATATCTTATTGAAGGTAGCCAGAATTGCATCGCCCCACTCTGCCCAGAAAACTAGCAAAGCTTCCCAGATACGAGACCATATGATTTTAGCGCGCGTCCAGATAGCAGTACCTAATTTGAGAATTTTCTCCCAAATCACTCTTGCTTTAACGCGTACAGCTTCAAAGAACTCTTTATTGCGCTCCATAAAGTCGCGAGCTGCAGAAGTAACCTTTTCCCAAACTCCTACAAGGAAAGGCCAAACCTTATCCCAGTTTTTCCAGACTAGATAAGCTATGCCGGCAATTACTGCTAGAATAACACCAACCCAGCCTAGTGAAACAACTAGCTTGCCTATGCCTGCTGCGGCAGATCCTGAACCAAAAGCTTTTAGGAGTGCTACAAATAGCAAGCCTATACCGAGCACCATAAGCAGTGCTCCTCCTACAATTGCAATAGCTGTAGCGTAGGACGCCCACCTAGCAATCTGCTTCTTCATTTCGGGATCTAGTTTTTCCCACCAGGCAAATAGTTTATTAAGAGCCGGAAAGACTCTAGTGTTCAACGTATCAATGAATGTATCACCGAACGATCGTCGAATAGCTTCCAACTTATTCTTGAATAGATCCATCTGTGATTGCGGCTGACTAAACATAAAAGCAAAAGCCTCAGCAACGCCTCCACTTGAGTCTTCCATAGAACCTATAAGACTTTGAAGCTCATCGAAGTTAGGTATGGCTAGATCAAAGAACCTACGAGCTTGGATACGCCCTGTACCAAAGATCTTCTTGAATTTGATCTTTTTATCTGCATCAGAAAGATCTGACATGACAGGTACGAGATCGCGAATAATATCTTCCATAGCGCGGAAGCTACCATTACCATCTTCTACGTTAATGCCTATTTTCTTAAGACCTTTAATAGCTCTAGGACTAAACATCAACTCGGCAGCTCGTGCAGCAGATGTGGCAGCCATAGCAGCATTTAGACCGTTCTTAGTTAAGAACGCCATAATACCAGCAAATGACTCTACAGACTGTCCTGCTGCTGAGAAAGCTGGAATCGCTTTACCAACCTCACCAGAAAATTCACCATATTCACCAGCACCCTTACGCACCAATTCAAACTGAATATCAAGAAGTCTTGATACATTTTCAATTGTAGCTGGCTGATCAAGTGCGTTAATCCAGGCAATCGTGGACCTTGCAATATCTCTCACAGGAGCTTGACCTGCGACCGCAGATTTAGCGAACAGACGAAGAATATCTTCTGCTTGCCCTAAAGAGGACAGCTGATCACTTGTGAAAGTAGAAAAGATATCAAACAAAGCTTCATTTAGCTCTTGAAATGGTACAGGTATATCTGAGCCTACTCGATTTACAATATCTGATACATTTGATATGTTAGCGCCGAGATTATCAGCCTGAGTAACTGCGAGAGCAATCTGCTGGCGAAACTCGTATGCCTCTTGAGTCATTTTGCCTAACTCTTTGACACCTTTAACTCCTGTAGCAGTAATGATACCACCGAGAATAACCATTGCACCGCCAACGCGTGCAATAACTGCAGAGGCATTGTCTCTTGCAATAAGAATCAGTTCTAATTCTCTAATTGCGAGCGCCACGTTTTTGCTCTAGCTCCTCTCGTTCTTGCATAGCCTCTAGTACAAAAGCCATTCCGTCCATAAGATAGGGGTCCTGCTGAAGAAGACCTCCAGGGCCAGGAAGGCAGTTAAAGGAGCGACACATCGAGGTGATCTTAACTAACCTCGCCACTTCTGTATCTGCCTTCCTGTTAAGAACTACACTTGCTCTAATCCTGGCTCGGAGGCCTTCTCGCTTTTTCCCAGCAGATCAGCATCCCACTGATTCAAATCATCAATGAGCTCTGAGATCTCCTGTCCTACCTGTGGATCAAGATTTTGAACACTAACAGGGTTACTAAAGTTCAATTTATTGCCCATTGCATCTTCTAGATTATGATCAACGATACAATTCTTGTACTCAAACTCAGTAACGACTTTCTGGATGATATCAGTAGTAACCTTGATATCATCCTCTCGACCTTTACCGTCTGTAATCCCTTCAATAGCCATTTTAGTAGCCATATCTCGACGCTCAAGAATCTGTCCGTACGAAAGCTTCTTGAGCTCAATCCAACCAGCTTCTTCATCACCTACTGCGGGCAGAGACTTAAGATCAAATCTCTCTGTAGCAGTTGTATCAATAGTCGCCCTTGGCATGTACCTCTCCTTTTTACGTTACAACTTCAGTATTCGATCCAACTACCAAAACGAATGAACGGGAATTTGCTGCGTTGTAAATACCCTGATAGGTAATTGACGCACGAACAAGATCGCCCTGACCACTAAGACCAACTTCGTATGAATCCTTAATTGCAGAATCAATAACCAGATCAACAAAGTTGTTTGCCTGTGAAGGATCTATAGCTTTGAAATGAACCGCCTGAGCAGTCAAAGCCTTGAAAGCGTCATAATCCGTACGACTCTCAAAGTCTCTTTCGACCTGCAATTCAGTTGCACGCTCTCCGAACTTTGTGAACTGAGCGCCTCGACCGTTATTACGCAACCTGTATGCATGCTCTGCACCATCATCCACAGAGAACGTGAAGGTGTCCCATCGTACACCTGTGTCGCTGTGGGAATCTCAATAGTGTACTGGCCTGCTCCAAATGGAGGATTAGTAGGCCATGTAGCTGTAAGAGCTCCCTGAGAACCTTCGTCCTTAGCAAGAATTGACATTGTAGCTACTAGGATACCATTGTCAACAGTAAGTTCCATCTTACCAACAACGCACTGAGTGTATCCAAAGACAACACCGTTACGCGCAATTGAAATAGACAAGGTAGTCTTAGTAACAGACTTCTGTCCAATACTAGAAGGTGTGAACGTATAAACATACGGTGGTGCTGCTCCTGTAACAACAACATCACCACGCATTGCATACAAGAACCATGGAAGATTATCATGAGTTACTTCAAACTCAATATCACCCTCAACAGTAGCATTGCCTGCAACAGCATGTACAATATCAGCTACACCACGAATAGGTCGAGTAAAAACAGTTTCCTGCGCAAACTTCAAGGACTCGCTTCGAATAGGAATGAACTTAGCAGGCGCTACATAAGTACCTGCGGTAGCTTCACGAGCAATACCTAAAATGCCTGCAGCACCAATTCCAGCTGCCATTAGCTAGCCTCCTTTTTGACTTTGACTTCTTTCTTTACTTCGAAGGCTTCACTAAGCTTCTTGCCATGAATACGTTCGAATGCTTCTTCCTGCTCCTTAGTAACTTCGTGCCAGCTATTAGTCTCAATTAGACCAAGACCGTCAACAGCTACTTCAGGTGTACCAGATACAATTCTAATCTTCATACGCCAATTCTCTCCTTGATCAATCCTTCCCAGGTCAACCTATGCGCTAGGTACTGGGACTTACCTACAGCAGCAATACCTGGTTCTATAGAAGTGACAATACCAGAGATTACAAGACCTCCTAGTGTACTGTCCTCATGCAGCTTATTTTCAACAGCCTGAGCATATTGATCTAGACTCTTCTTAATGCTCTGTACATCAGCTACCTTGCCATGATAGATCACAATAATAACAGGAACAGTACGATTTGTTTGTAATCCTGTTTGATTGTAAGAGCGCTCAGCTGTTCCTGCTTCTACAGTAGCAGAGGGTACTTGCGGTATACCTGCTTGATCACCGTAGTAGACTTTAGAGAGACCAAGAGTCGAATCTCCTGCGAGTAGATCTACGATCGCTTGTGTTATAATAGAGAGATCGCTCATTAGACATATACCCTTTTGATATTAGCGTTGACTCTATCCTCAACCCAGTCACCAAAGATGCGAAGTGAATCAGATATATCTTCTGACTGAATTAAAGCAAATGGTCTTTGAGGTATCTTTGCCTTAGCAGCAAGTTCAGCATTATCATGTACAACTGCATACCAAAGTGTAGTAGGAAAGTTTCCGTACGTTAGTTTATTACTGGACACACGAAATCTGGCAAGTGCTCCTGCAGAACGCTTCATCTTACCTGTAACCCACAGGGGTGAGCTCGATCCTTGCCTGTCACCCTTTTTAGCTCTATAAGTAGATGTACCAACTTGTGCCCACTTGTTAGGTCTACCTCCAACAGCAAAGTTTTTGTCAATTGAAGGAGCGAGTACATTTCGTGCTATCTTCAAAAGAGGCTGACGCATACGATTAGATCCAGCAAAATCTAATGCTAGATCCTGTAGGTCTTTGTTTAATGCGCGAAGGACCCTTGTATCCATGAATAGTACAACAGGCATTAGAATGTCATATCCATTGTAAATTTTGCGGCCTGATCATCCACGGAGGAAGCATCTGTAGGATAGAACGTCGCTCCAGCAGCTGTCTGCGCATCAGCTAGATCGACCGCAGAGACATCAGTCAGTGGTATAGTACCATCAACGACGCCTTTGAGAATATCTGTCGCCCAGTTATTCAACCAATCAGCATAAACAATTTCATCAAGCTGATCGGCATACTGTTTACTATACCGAATTGCTGCCACTCGAGCTGAAATGATGGACTTAATTAGCTGTGGCGTTGTAGCTCTTGTAATCCAGGTAGATACATCATATCTAGTGGAAGCTACAGCTAAAACCTCAGCAGAGACATTCTTCTCTTCAACTAAGTCATCTGTCAGATCGAGTGACAGCCTGTCGGTTGTGAACCAGGCTTGCACATCATCTGTATTGATGAGTGCCATATAGGATTACTCCTCGTCGTCTGGTTCGTCTTCGTTAACATCAACTTCGTCGACATCCTCATCAACTTCAGGTTCTGGTTCCGTTTTAGGTTCCGGTGCCTTGTCAACTAGGAAGCCAACATTTCTTGCATGCTCGCGAGCAGCCTTAGGAAGCTTCGAGGCAGGAGTGCCTGCCTCGAAGATC